TGAACAGTTACAAAAAGATCGCGATAGCGATATGTTCAGTTTCTCTAGATGTGTTGCGAGGATCTTGAAGAACTATATTCAAAACGGTGAAGAAGTATCAAGCGACAAAGTTTGCGAGGCTTGTGGTCACGAGGGTTTGATATATCAAGATGGGTGTGTGACTTGCACAAGTTGCGGTTATGCAAAATGTGGTTGACTTTTTCATAAAAATTGGTATAATAGTATAATAAAAAAGGAGTTAAGATGAAATTTGAACCTAGAAATAGACACTTATTAGTAACGAGAATTGAGAAAGAAGAAGAGCAAGTTAATGTACTTGTACCGGATGGCTATGCTAAGGTAGAAGAATACACATTCTTAAAGGTGCTGGATTCAAGTCCAGATTGTTCAACAGTGGCAAGAAAGAATGAAAAGGTTATTGCTCCAACTCACTTAATTCAAGATATTGAAGTGGGTGGAGAGACTTTCTCAATTGTTCTAGAAAATCACATTTGTGGAGTAGTGTACAACAAATGATTCCCACATACGCTGAAGTAATATGTGCCGCTGTGCTTTCACTTGGCATGCCTAATGCAGATTTCGCCTGCACTCATATGGATACTGTTGTTGAAGTTTCTGAACAATACAATCTGGATCCTATAGTATTAACGGCGATGATACATGTTGAAAGTCGTTGGACTCCAAGAGCCAAAAGCAGAGCTGGTGCTTGCGGATTAACACAGGTTATTCCAAAATTTACAAGAAAATTTGGTTATACTGGATGCCGTATGCTGAAGAGAAGGCCAAAACTAGCAATTAGTAAAGGTGGCCAAATATTGAGTTATTGGATCAAAAATTATGGCAAAGGAAATGTTAAAATAGGTCTTTGTGCATATAACGCTGGTTATCGATGCAGAGGTAGACATATAGAGAAAGGTGGAATTGCTTATGCTAAAAAAGTGTTGAACTATTCTAAAGAGATTTACGCACACATGGTTGTAGGTTGTAAACATTGTGAAGACTCTGAATAAACACGTATATGAATTTGATGAGTTGGTGGTTGGCAATAGTCTGGAAGCAATAAGTTATTCTTTTTTGAACCAAGTACCAATAATCATAAATGATAATAGTAAGATAAAGTTTTTTGATTTTTTCAAACCAGAGGATGATTTAAAAAAGTACAAAATAAACCAGGAAAGATATGAACTCCATACCAACAGAGGAAGCCTGATTGTTGGTTCATCAAAGATAGAGGCTTGGCAAAAAATTGTATTTTCTTTATCTTTATCAGGTCTTTTGCCAATGAATGACTTAGTTTCCTCTGTGAGAGTTGAAGATGATAATAATTTAAAAGTTATGACTAAAAATTCAAGAGTAATAAGGTTTAAATTCAATAGTCTAAGAATCTTTGATGATCAAAATGTTGATGGGTTAGGAGTTCCAGAAATTAAGGAAAGGTTTAGAGTTGTTGATTGGGTAAATGTTAGAGCAGGAATGAAACATGAATACGACAAATTTGAAACAGATGATAACTTTGTGAGTGAAGTTTATTTTTACCCATCTCAAAGGGTCTCAGGAGGCGAAAAAAAGGACTTGGTAGCCGTGTCTTATCTGGATAAAGAACAACTAGGAGATTTTGACTTCTCAGATACATATGTTAAGTTTAAAGTAAAGCAGTTGATGAAAGACAACGGCATCAAAGGTCCTAAAAATGGAAAAAGGTGGGATGACCCAACCAAGTGGGCTTATCACTCTATAAAACTTGAACCAAGCAAAAGAGATATAATCAGACTAACAAAGCCTGTTTACAATAATGAAGGAAATATTATATTTGACAACAGGAATGAAAGGCAAGTATACAGAAATATTAAAAACGCAAAGAAAGGATATTTGAACAAGATATATGATTCTTTATTATGATTGAAGAGCAGGTAAACATACAAAATGCCTTTCATTTAGCAGGCATTGTTCCAGTTGCAGGACAGCCAATGGATTTTAACTTCCCTTGGCACGATTCTTGTATACCTATTGCTCCTGATTATTTAGCAGTTGAAAGAGCGGTTGTTGAGTGTGCATACGCCGGCTGCGAGACAATTTGGATTGTATGTCACGATGATATGCAACCATTGATTAGACATAGGATTGGCGAGATTATAGAAGATCCAGTTTGGCTAGGTAGAAATATGGATCCCAGACCATCAGAAACAAGAAAACAGATTCCAATTTATTATGTCCCTATTCACCCTAAAGACAGAGACAAGAGAGATTGTTTAGGCTGGAGTGTGTTGTATGGAGCTTTGGTCGCATATAGCATCAGTAAAAAGATAAGCACATACGCTGTGCCAAATAGATATTACACAGCGTTTCCATATGGAGTATATCCGCCAGAAGTTTTGAGAGCCCACAGGAAGCAAATATCGAGTGATAGACCATTTGTATTATCTTTCCTTGATACAACCGTGAAAGATGGAGAGTATTTAGGATTTACTTTTGATGCTCAAGACTTTAAAAAATGTAGAGCAAAATTAAGAAAAGAAGGTACAGGAAGGTACGTTCCAGGCGAAGGAATAGGAAAAAATCTCTTACCTGTGGAAGAAAGATGGTCAGCTAGGCATTTTCCAATCGAGCAAGTATTTAGTTCTTTGGTTTTGGATGGAGGATTGAATGTGGAGGTGGATTGGTACTTTAAAATTGATAATTGGGCAAACTATTGTGAATATACAGGTTCAGAAATGAGAAAAGGCATTAAAAGACCTTCGAAAATGCTGTATAATTATAAAGAATGGAATCCGATAGGAGAAGATAATGAATAAAGAAGATTTTGTTGATCATATGGAGATCACAGTTGCAACAATTGCAATAATGGTCAGTATTTCATATTTGGTGTTTTAAAATGAATGAGTACGTTGTAACAGTAATAACAATACACCTTTTTGCGGTTATATATGTCGCATACAAGGTTAGAAAAGCAGAGAAATTAAAGGAGAAGAAAAATGGTTGATACAGATGTTGGATTTTTAATAATAGTGTTTTCTAGTTGGGTTTTGATTTGGGCAACTTTTTATTTTGCTGACCGGCAAGCTAACAAAAAAAGGATTGACAAAGACAAATAAATGTGTTATATTACCTGAGCAGTTAAATAATAGAGGTAATTATAAATGACTAAAATCCCTTTTGTTGGATTACACGCACACAGCGGTTTGAGTTTGAATGATGGTCTAGGATACCCCCAAGACCATATGGATTTCGCCTATGAGAATGGCGCAGATGCCCTTGCTTTGACCGATCACGGCCATATGAATGGTCTGCCTTACCAAGTACTTCACGCACGAAAGATGAAGGCAGAGGGCAAGAATTTCAAGCCAATCTTTGGCGTTGAAGCATACTTCAATCCTTCCCTAGAGCAGTGGAGAATTGAGTATGAGAAAGCCAAGCAGGAAAAGAAAAAAGGGATTAAAAACGATATCGAACTCTCTATTGAAAATGAGAAAGCATCGAAACAAAAAGTCGTTGATATTCTAAAGAAGCGTAATCATCTTATTTTAATTGCTCAGAACCAAACCGGTTTGAATAACATATTTAAACTTGTTTCGGAGAGTTACAAAGATGAAAACTTTTATAGATATCCTCGTATTGATTATGAGCTTCTTAGCTTATATAGTGATGGAGTTATTGCCGCTTCTGCTTGCCTTGGTGGTGTTTATGCTGGTGATTATTGGGACTATCGTGACCTTGGCAGTGATGCTATTCTAGGCGCTATGCGTCAGACAACGAAGCGTATGAAGGGCATATTTGGAGAACGTTGGTTCGGTGAGATTCAATGGAATAATATTCCTGAACAGCACGAACTCAATCAGTATATTATCCAGGTTTGTAAGGAATATGATGTAGAACTTATTTCTACTGCTGATAGTCACTATCCAACTCCTGATGCTTGGAAAGACCGAGAACTCTACAAGAGGATTGGCTGGCTGGGCAAGGGTGGCCTTCCCGAATATATGTCTTCTGAACTTCCGTCTGGCGTTGAAGAGATTGGGTATGAATTGTACCCTAAGAACGGCGAACAGATGTGGAAGTCTTATCAGGAATATTCAAAGTTGGTTGGCTTTGATTACGATGACGATCTTGTAATGGATTCAATCAAGAGGACGCATTACATCGCTCACGACTTGATTGAAGACTTTATGCCTGATAACGAAGTCAGGCTCCCAAGTTTCGTTGTTCCCACAGGTAAGACAGACATCCAGGCTCTAACAGAGGATTGTATCAAAGGCTTGAAAGATAAAGGTCTTGGCGACAAGGAAGGTTACACTGATAGGCTCAAAGAAGAACTCTTTGTTATCCGTGATCGTGGCTTCGCTAAGTATTTCTTGACTATGAAAGCCATTGCCGATAAAGCAGCCTCTGTTCAATTGACAGGCCCCGGTCGAGGTTCTGCTGCAGGTTCTCTTGTGGCTTACGTCCTTGATATCACACAGGTTGATCCTATCAAACATGGGCTTCTGTTCTCAAGGTTCTTGCGTAAGGATGCGACAGATTATCCTGATATTGATTATGATGTAAGTGATCCGATGCAAGTTAAAGAGATGCTGATCGAAGAGTGGGGAGATAACACAGTTGCTCCTATTTCAAACTATAATACTCTTCAGCTGCGTTCGCTTATCAAAGATGTTTCAAAGTTCTATGATGTTCCATATACAGAAGTTAATAATGTAACTGGCAAGATGATCTTTGAGGCAACTCCAATTGCTAAGAAAGTTCACGGCATCAAGTCTGGTGTTTATACTCCAACCTTTGAAGAGGTTATGGAATACTCAGATACTTTGAAGAAGTTCCTAAACAGGTATCCTCACGTTAAAACTCACATTGAGGCCCTTCTAGGGCAGGTTAGGAGCGTCTCTAGACACGCAGGAGGCGTCGTTGTAGGCGAGAACCTAGATAAGTGGATGCCGCTTGTAAACAGTGGCGGTGTGAGGCAAACTCCTTGGTCTGAGGGGCAGAATGTAAGACATCTTGAACCTCTTGGCTTTATTAAGTTTGATATTCTTGGTCTGGCTTCTTTGAGAATGATTGAAGGCTCTATCAGGCACATTCTGAAAAGACATCACGGGATTGAAGAGCCAACCTTCGAGGATGTAAAGAAGTTCTATAATGAAAAACTTCATCCTGATGTTATCAACTTCAATGACCAGAATGTATACAGGAATGTATTCCAGAAAGGTAAGTGGACAGGCATCTTTCAGTTCACAGAAAAAGGAGCACAGGAGTTTTGTAAAAAGGCGAAGCCGAAAAATTTGATTGATATTTCTGCTATCACTTCAATCTATCGCCCAGGTCCTCTTGGAGCGGATGTTGATAAATCTTATGTGGATGCAAAGAGAGATCCAGGAAGTGTAGAATATATCAACAAACTTGTAAAGGATGTTACAAAAGAAACTTATGGCTTCTTGATTTTCCAAGAACAGATTGCTCTACTGGCTCACAAGTTGGGTAAAGACATTTCTCTTGATGAAGGCAACGCCCTACGAAAGTATCTAACTAAGAAAGGCTCTGGCGATGCCACAAAGAAGAAAGAAAAGATTTATAGCAAGTTCGTTGAAGGCTGTATTGAAAAGAAACTATCAATGGGTCAAGCAGACAAGCTCTGGCAGACATTCGAATACTTCTCAGGCTACGGCTTCAACAAATCGCATGCTGTTAGTTATAGTATCCTAAGCTATCAGTGCGCTTGGCTGTTGAACTATTACTCTGTCGAGTGGACCGCAGCCTTTCTCGATAAAGAACCTGAGAGTAGAAAAGAAAAGGCGATTAATCTTGCTAAGAGTTATGGCTTCGAGATCGAGAAGTTAAATGTGAACACTTCCGGCACGGTGTGGGAAATATCTGAAGATGGGACAACTCTTATTCAGCCTTTGACGTCAATCAAGGGATTAGGGGATAAAGCCATCGAGCAAATATTGGATCATAGGCCATTCAACACTATCGAAGAATTACTTTTTAATGACGATATAATATACAGTAAACTAAATAAAAAGGCACTGGATGTTCTCGTTCGCAGTGGGACTCTGGACAGTCTGATTGACGATAGGTTTTCAGGAATGAAGCATTTTTGGTCGGCTGCGGTTGTTGATCGACCGAAAAAAGAAAAGAAGCTGCATGAGAATATTGAGCTTTACAGACCTGAAGGAGACTTCACAGTTGAGGAGAGGATTGCTAACCAAGCGACTTTGACTGGTGTCTTTCCAATTGAGCTTGTCTTAAATGACGAAATCAAAGCAAAGCTGAACGAGTATTTTGTTCCGCCCATCGCTGATTATGACAAAGATCTGCAAGTAGTGTGGTTTATTCCTCGCGAGATAATTAAAAGAAAAACTAAGAATGGAAAGGAATATTGGATTGTCAATGTGATTGATTCAACAAGCAACCAAACCACAATTAGATGTTGGGGTGTTCGGGAGAAAGATGTGATTCACATTAACAGACCTTATATGTGTAAAATTGATTACAATGATCAGTGGGGGTTCTCTTCTAGGTCTATCAAACATAATTGGAGATTACTAGGATGAAAACTTGGATTTTTGACGTAGACGTCACACTAACACCCTCAAGGAGTAAAATGGAACCAGATTTTGAAGACTTCTTTTATTTCTGGGTGAAAAACAACGATACCTATCTTTGCTCAGGTAGTGATTTAGATAAAATAAAAGAGCAACTAACACCGAGGATATTAGATTCTGTCAAAGGTATCTTCACTTGTATGGCTAATGTTTATCACGAGAAGGGAGAAGAGGTTTATAGAAACGATTTTATCCCTCCAGAGGGGCTTGAAGAAGATTTAAATAATATTCTACAGACATCTGAATTTAAAAATAGAACCGGCAATCATATTGAAAAAAGAATAGGCGCTTGGAACTTTTCTGTGGTTGGTAGAAATGCTATTCCAGCGGAGAGAGAAGAATATAAACAATGGGACGACGTATATAACTCAAGGCAAAAAATATCAAATTACCTAAATGGTAGATACGGAGAAAAGATAGACACCAGCATTGGTGGCGATATCTCTATTGATATTTGTAATAAGGGAGGAGACAAGAGCCAGGTGGTTGAATATCTGTCAGCCCTGGATTATAAAAATGTTACATTTGTTGGCGACAGGATTTATCCAGGCGGCAATGACTATGCTTTGGCGGTCGCTATTGAATCGTCGGGCGGCAAGTATCATAAGGTAAACAATTGGCGCGACACGAGAAATTTTTTATCAGAAAAAATTATAATTAAAAACTTGACAACTTAACAAAACAATGATATAAAGGATATATAATGAAACTTAAATTTTATAAAATTAGACCTGACGCAAAGCTTCCGGTCAGAGCACATTCAATTGATGCCGGCATGGATTTGTTCTATTGCCCAGATCCAAATCAAAAGCCGGATTGTTTCTGGAAGCTAGAAAACGAATACAGAATACCGCCCCATGAATCCTGCTTGGTGCCAACGGGACTCAAGGTAACAGTTCCAGAAAATTACATGTTTGAGATTAAAAACAAATCCGGCATTGCGCATAAACAAAAATTGATTGTGGGAGCATGCGTTGTCGATCCGGGATACACCGGTGAAATTTACGTGAATCTTCATAATATTGGAGGATCAACAAGGATTATTAAACCGGGGCAGAAAATTGCTCAAGCCGTTCTCGTTCCGATTGTCACTTGTGGTGTTGAAGAGGCCACCGAAGATCCTTCGCAAATGAATACATCCAGATCTTCTGGAGGTTTCGGGAGTACGGGGTTAGTATGAATAAAAAAACACAAAAATTAATGTTTTCTTCTAAGTCGGACGAGTGGGAAACACCACAAGATCTATTTGACTATTTGGACTTTCAATACAATTTTACACTTGATCCTTGTGCCACTTCAAAGTCCGCGAAGTGTGAAAAATATTATACAAGAGAAGATGATGGGCTCAGCAAGGACTGGGAGGGTGAGACGGTGTTCATGAATCCTCCTTATGGTCGCGATATCAAGCATTGGATCAAGAAAGCATATGAAGAGGGGCAAAAGCCCAAAACTATGGTTGTGTGCCTAATTCCTTCACGAACAGACACTAAGTATTGGCACGAGTACTGCATGAAAGCCTGGACAATAAATTTTGTTAAAGGCCGCCTTAAATTCAAGAATGAAAATGCCGGCAATAATTCAGCACCATTCCCATCTGCGGTGGTCGTCTTTAAGAATACGAGAGGTTGTGGTGCGCACGGATTGATTAATGTCGCAACGTTGGAAGTGCGATGACGAAAGCAACAAAGAAAATAGAAAGAAGCATGAGGAAGGCTAAAAAAAGACAGGCCGAAAAAGACTTAAAAGAAAAGGTCGGAATGTTTTCAAGATTGGAAGATTTTTGTTTAGTTTGTGAAAAACCATTTGACAAACAGAATAAAGAAATGGTACAATCATGGTATGTTATCGTCAGAGAGGAAAAAGAGCAAGTTAATTTGTATTGTCCCGAGTGTTGGAATAGAGCTACCAACATAGTTAAAAAATTACAAGAGGAAATGAATGAAGAAAAGTCTTAGTTTTGATGATGTTTTATTAGAGCCAAAATATTCAGATATAGAGAGTAGGTCGCATATTGATATATCAAATTATTTAGATGAATATACATACTTGCGGACACCTGTTGTCTCTAGCCCCATGGATACTGTCACTGAGACTGAAATGGCGACTGCGGTGAGTAAAGCGGGTGGCATTGGGGTAATTCACAGATATAACACCATTGAAGAACAGGTAATACTTGCTAAGAAGACAAAGGGAAACGTTGCTGTTGCAATTGGTGTTACTGGTGATTATGAAGCGCGCGCGGCTTCTTTGGTCGAAGCCGGATGCCGCGTGCTTTGCTTAGATGTTGCGCACGGCCATCATGCACTGGTACGCACCGCGTTGAGAACACTCAGAAAAAATCTTGGAGACAAGGTTCATTTGATGGCGGGGAACGTTGCGACACTTGAAGCGTTTAATGATTTGGCGGATTGGGGTGCGAACAGTATTAGAGTTGGCATCGGCGGAGGTTCAATCTGCAGTACAAGGATTAATACTGGTCATGGAGTACCTACATTTCAATCCGTGTTGGATTGTTCGCGATCCAATAGAGAAGCAAAATTAATCGCGGACGGAGGCATTAGAAATGCTGGAGATATTGTGAAAGCCCTCGCCGCTGGAGCAGACTTTGTTATGTTGGGTTCAATGCTAGCTGGCACCGATGAATCCCCCGGGGAAATATTTAAGAGCGGTAATAAAAAATATAAAGTTTATAGAGGCATGGCGTCTAGATCCGCGCAATTGGATTGGAGAGGGAAGTCGTCCTCCCCCGAAGGGGTATCGACAACAATTCCGTATAAAGGCTCCGTCGATGAAATTCTTCAGGATATATCAGGAAATATCAAGAGTGGGTTTTCTTACACAGGCGTTCGCAATCTTATGGATCTTCAAGTTAAGGCTACGTTTTTGCAACAGACTCCAGCCGGCCAGTTTGAAAGTTCAACACATATTTTGAGGCGCTGATGAGTTATATATTTAGAAAAGCGGAGAAGCAAGTTTGCTTCGAAGACTTTGACAAAAATCATGCTGACTTAAAAATCAGATTGCATTATGATGGGTTGAGACAGAATGAATTTTTCAGACTAATGATGAGAAAATATATCGACAAGGATGTTAACATGATAAAAATTATTAATGAATATAAAGAAGAAAAGGGAAACCAAAGTATAGCTAATAGGAAAAAATCCAAACAATTAGTTACGCAAGGCCACGAACTAGAAAACAAATTTGCATTAAATGCAAAAGAAGTGGAGAGCATATTTGATTTGTTAGAAGAGGAGTATTCGGAACTATGAAAAATTGTTGTAATCATTGTGTTATAAAAGATTCCCCATGTCGTATTACTGATTGTAAACATTGGATTGATTATAAAGAAGATTTAAACTGCACGCTGATCGCTGTTGAAAAGCACGGGGAAATGACTTTAAGAGAAATATCTGATAGAATGGGGATAAGCTTTGTGAGAGTTAAACAAATACAAGATAAAGCTGTAAAAAAATTATCAAATTTAGATGTAAACTTTATTTAAAAGAGCTTTTTTGCAAAAAACAAACTATTTACTCATAACAGCGATAATGCCAAAAGGTTCTTATCACAAGGGGATTTAAAATGAACAAAACTTTACTCAAAGAAGCTACAATTCGTCGTTTTATGAAATTGGCGTCAATCGGACGTCCAATAACTGAAAATTTCGTCGATACTATTGAAGAGGAAGAAAAAGAACTCGAGGAAGAAAAGGAACTCGAGAAAGAAAAGGAAGAAGAAATCGAAGAGGGCTACGGTATGATGCCCGGCAAAAATGATGAAATGGACGCAGAACTCCCACCAGAAGGCGAAGAAGATCTCCCTGGTGAAGAAGATCTCCCCGGCGAAGATGATATGATGGGTGGTGATGATCTCGACCCCGCCCCGGAATCGAAGATGGCCCCCGAAAAAGTGAAAGAACTCGTTGACGGAATCGCCCAAGTCGTTTCAGATGTCACTGGAGTAGAGGTGTCTGCTGAACATGGCGAAGAGGATATGTTGGACGACGAAGAACCGCTAGGTGATGAAGAGGATATGATGGGTGGCGAGATTGATGATGAGATGGGTCCCGAAGAAGAGCCTCCAGGCATGATGGACATGTACGAGGAAAAAGATGAAGAAGGCCTCGTGGCTGAAATTACTAAAAGAGTGTCCGAAAGGCTTTCTCAACGCCTAGACGAGAAAAAGAGAGCAGATCTTGTAGACAATCTTGCAGAGAAGATTGCCAACAAAATTTTTAATTCAAAAACAAAATAAGAGGTTTACATGCCTGAAGGCATGAACGAATTTTTATGGTTTATACTTGGAGTTTTCTCCTACAGGATTGTAGCGGGAATACTTCAGTATGGTCAGCTAGCTGTATTGTTTGAAAAGCAGCTTTATCACATATTAAAACTATTAGATATTATGTCGAAAGATCTTGACAATGCTCTCGAAATAAAGTATAGTATTATGAAGGATGCGGGCTTTCATGACGAAGATATCAAGATTGCCAAAGAAATTGATGATAAATCATTTAAAATTTGGAAAGAAATGACGATTGCGCGCATAATTACTCATTGGCCAAAGCTATATAGAAAGCTAATAAGTTTCAATAATTGGAACGAGGCAATAAGATATTTACGTGATAACAAAAATAAAGTTGTTGCAAAATAAAGAGGAATATGCTAATATGAAAAATAAAAAGGAGAGTGAAGTGAAAGCAACTATTTGGAAAGCTTACACAAATGAGGAAGGAAGCCATTACCGATTACAAATAGAAGGTATAAAAGGCAAACGTATGAGAAAGAAGGTTATGTCCGCTGTTGATGGTTGGAGACACGTTGGCCATGGCTGGACGAAGGACGATAGAGAAACTCTTTTGTTGTCCAGGAAGTTCAAGGAGCCGAATTCTTGGTTAGCTTGGGCTCGAGAGTTTCCATTTGAAATACTAGAATTGAATAGAAATGGAAAACAAAAAAAAATTAAAAAACAGGAGAATTAATTGAATAGACTAGAAGAAAAGGAAGAAAAAGAAGAAGAGAAGAAAGAGGAAGTTGCGGATCTGTCACAACTTTTAATGTTGGGTGAAGTAGACCCAGAGCCAGCAAAATTGAGAATGATTGGTTTATACGGTGAAGTCACTGAGGACAACGCTGCAGAGACAACCTATTCTCTGATGGCTTTGAAAGAGCTGGGAAAGAAAGAAACACCTTCAGATCCAGAAGATCCGGATTCAGAAGTCGTAACTACATATGAACCGTTGGACTTTATTGTATCCACGTGGGGCGGCAGTGCCGCTGACATGTTTTCGATATACGATATAATGCGCATGGTCCGCGCAGACTGTGAAATCAGTACTCTGGGGCTAGGAAAAGTCATGTCTGCAGGCGTTTTACTTTTGGCGGCTGGAACGAAGGGTAAAAGACGCATTGGTAAAAACTGCAGGGTTATGCTTCACGGCGTCAGCGCAGGTCAACATGGTAACATTTCAGATCTTGAAAATGAAATGGCCGAGGCTAAGTGGACACAAGAAAGATTGGTTGTTTGCCTATCTGAGGAGTCGAACATGACAAAGAAGCATATTAAAAAGCTTCTAGCAAAAAGGATGAATGTTTATTTAACCGCAGAAGAGGCTATAGAATTAGGAATAGCGGACGAAATCGTTTGATAGAGACTATTTATAGGCATGGGAATAAGAGACAAAATTAATAAACATTTCAGCGTCAACAATCTTGGTTTTGAAAATTTACTAGAGATGGTCGAACAGGCGCTCGACGAGCAAACGTTTGTAAAGCAATCAAAGAAATTATTAGAAGGGGCAAAGGCCAGGCAAAGAAGTATTCGGCTCCCCACAATCATACCCACAGAGACATCTGTTGGTCAGACGCCAGGCTCCGAAGAGCGTGAACAGTTTGAAATGTGGATGGGCCAAATGGCCCGAGGTTCCCAGACTCCTGGGGACAAAATTTCGAGAATTGCTGAATTTTTAGATCCCAAAGTGGTTCAAAAAAATATTGAGGGAGCATCAATTCCTCAAGCTTTATCCTACTTAATGTTTTTGAATTCTTTTGTTTATATGCTTAAAGAATTTAATGCTTCTGTTGCTGGTTTTATGTGGGAGCCATTTTTGGCGACTATATTTGGGGGTAAATCCAGACAGGTGCCAACTAGCGAGGGAGATATCGCAGATATTCGTATTGAGTTTGGTGGTAAAATGTCGCCAATTAGTTTGAAAATCCTAAACGAAGTTGGTGACGTTAAGGGAAGCTTTACAGATCTTGTTGGACACTTCGCCGCCGGCGGAGAAGAGATGAGATATGTTGTTGTCGTAAAGAAACAATCTGGAAAAGGATCGATCTCCGAAGTAACTTTTTATGAATTCAATATTACGGCTGACAACTTCTTTGAATGGATTGGTAATGTTGCTTATGTTGAGAAACTTAAACTTGTTAACCAAAAGTTTTCCCTTGGGCAAGCTGGTAAAAAAAGCTGGCTTAAATCCGGATCAAGGAAAAAATGGGGTGAAGAAGGGAACTACGTATGGGTTCGACATGCTGTAGGAGGTAAGCAAACCAGAGCCGGCGCGATGATGGGAGCAAGACCAAAATGGCTTCCCTTGGCTAAAATCGAAAAAGGTAAAATAATAATAATCCCCGACACAGCGGAACAAATTAATCTTCAGGGAATTCCGGCAGATGGGACCTTACAACTCGACACAAGCTTGTCTTTTGATCGAGCAGAATTCGAAGCCGGCGGAGCCGCA